GTTTTCTAGAAAGTATGTTTGAACATAAAACAGAAGAATTTGTTGGTAATAATATTATCGATAAGACAGCAACCACGGGACAGGTTGAGCAGACTAAAGAAGCGTCTGTATGTCAAGTTGCAATAACCACTGAGGTATCGGCTTTTCCTTTGGAAAAGGGGTCCGATGAAGGCGAGAGTGTAAAAACTCGGGATCGCGGTGAGCAGTTAGCAAAAGAAGATTTGACATCTGTTGATAGACTCTTGAGAGGAATACTAAATTTTCAATTTAAAGAAATAATAAACTCAAAAGATTTGTTTGAAATTACTAAATCAAAATTACCAGAATATACCTATCTACACTGGAACACCGTTCTTGCTCGTAGAGTAAGTGTAGAGTATATTCGTGAAGGGAAAGTGTGTAAATTCGAGGACCCAGGTCTTGCTCGGTGTCTTTACACAACCATTATAGATATCGTTACCGCCTTTATCTTGTCAGGCATCCATTTTACTTTGGACGAGGCAATATTAAGTGTACGAATGACATTTATTACATGGATTTTGAGGTTGGATAGTTTTGACAAGTCTGGATTTAAATGGATATCCTTTGTAAAGTATAAACTTGCAGCGTTCTCAGCCTTCTGGAAGAAGAATGAGAAACTTCCTATGTCACCGATTGTTGGCATTTGTGATGAACCAGGTCAGTTACTCTCTGGACCACTTCATAAGTACATGAAGATGAGATTGAGGTTGTTAGAAAAATTCTCGGAAGAGAAACTAACTTATTTCAGTATCATTGATACGTGCGCACGTGGGGTGAAGAAGGGAGCTGACAGGGCTTCAGAAGATCAGTTGTATATGGATACTTTAGATTCATTCAAAAAATTCACAACTCCACCAAGAGATATAAAAGCAATTCCGTGTGTTAGAATTGACTCTTGGGAAAAAAGCTATGGTAGCTATGATATAATAGAGAATACGTGGGATGCTCCTTTTGGGGTAAATGAGGCAGAAGATCAATTAATTAGAACAATTGATGAGTTCTGTCATCTCACAAAGAAGAAGAAATTTCATTATAAAAATCATATGTTAAATATACCATCGCTATCTGCTGGAACTGAAGCTCCAAGAACTATTCTTGGACAGATGGGACATCATATACGGATAGCCACAGAACCGGATTTTCTAATAGAATCGAAAATCGAACACTGTGTCTTCAATGATCCAATTCAGTTGGAAACTGGATGGGGAGAAGAGCCTAAATTCTTTGAGGTCGAAAGTAGACCGGGTTATTGTGTAAGGATTGATAAATCTTGCACTGATCCTTTTTATGAGGCACTCTTAATCGAATTTGAAAGCGCGAAACTAAAAGCTCAAGAAGAGCTTCCATTGATGAAACCTGTGGCGTTGCCTGAATCCTTGAAGATTCGGGGATTAACAACTCCAGCTGTTTTTGGTACTTACGTAGCAAAACCTTTCCAACAATTTCTTTCGAAAAATCTGAAGAAAATACCATGCTTCCAGTTGACTGGAAAACCCATTGACTCACAGTCACTCTTAGGCGTGTTTGGAGTCGGATTAAAGTCCGATGAAAAATGGCTCTCAGGTGACTATAAGGACGCAAC